ACAGTTATTAAAAGTTAATGATGGATTATTTATTGCTAATGGTTTTACTGATACTGATGACTCATTCATTGGAATAAAAAATGTCGGACATGTTGGTAGATATAAAACCGAAAAAAGAGCATTAGAAATATTAGATGAAATACAAAAAATTTATTCACCTAGAGGAATAATTAAGTATGATTGTTTATTAAATGCAGAAATGATGCAACAAGTTAAAAATCAATTTGAAGAAGATTATATTGTAGGTGATAAGAGATTGGAAAAAATAGAATTAGCAGATAGTTATGTATATGAAATGCCACAAGAATAGATTTAAAGATAAATGTGATGGATGTGGAAAATTTGATTATTTAAAAGGAATTGATAATAAGTGTTTATGTCCTAAATGTAGAAAAGAAATAGGTGCTACCGACAATAATGTCGCTACCATAGAACATAAACAATTAACAATATTCGATATGGAGGTAATTGATGATTACAAGAAAAATAAAGCAATTTATAACTAAAAATTATAATAAAGAAAAAGATGCATATTGTTGGTATAATACTGAAAAAAAATTATCAGAAGATGATATAAGCAATTTAAAAGACTATTTTAATAATAGCAATTATAATTTTATGTTAATAATTAATGGATGTAGTGAATTAAGACCACAAAGAACATGGTGTTCTTTTCCAACATTTTTAAAAGGAATTGATGGATGCCATATTATATTTAAAAATGATAGTAATGCATTTATTTTGTGTAGTTGGTTAGAAGATTATGATGAATATGAAGAAGATATTAGAGAATTATTATCGCAACTACAAGATGGATTGGAAGTTATTATATTCAGTAAAAATCACAAAACTCACACTAAAATTGTGTTATAATGTATGGTGAATAGTAAGGCAACTAATATGTTGTCTTTTTTCTGTGTTTATATGAGAGTATGAGAAAAAATATAGCACCTTTTTTCCTTTCTGTGTATCAATTATCTCCTATCGTACTCTCATATAAGCATAGAAAGGTGCTATGCTTAATTTTAGGTAAGGAGATGTTTTTATGCTAAAGAGTTGTAGTAGGTGTGGAAAGATACACGATTTTAATAAGACATGCTATAAGAATAGACAGGTTAGAGGTTTAACAGATGCAGATAAGTTCAGAAAAACTTATAAATGGCATAAAAAGAGTGAAGATATAAGAAATAGAGATAAACATTTATGTAGATGTTGCATCGCAGATATCTATAATACCTCTAGTATTTATAACTTCAACAAGTTAGAAGTTCATCACATAATTCCATTAGAAGAAGATTATTCCCGAAGATTAGATGATGAAAACCTTATAACTTTGTGTTGTTATCATCATAAATTAAGTGATAATAATGTCATACCAAGAAAAATATTGCAAGAATTAATTAAAGAAGATTGTGATTTAAAGAAAATAAAAGCAGAAGTAGAGGCAGTAGAGGGTGGAGCAACCATCCCCCCTGCCTTTTAATTAAGAATTTTATAAAACTTTCAAAACCTACGCATCCCCTAAAAGTGTAAAAAATGCCTAAAATGAAAATTTTCCATCAATTGTTGAAAAAAATAGGAGGTGATAATCATGGCAAGACCTGCAAAAGCGATTGATACAAACTCAATGAAAATGAGTAAAAAGGAAAGAAAAGAAAGAGAAGAAAGTGAAAAAAAATTAAGAGGTGCTAATGATAAAATAAAACCATTCAAGTATCTTAACAAAAGACAAAAAGCAATTTTTAAAGACATCTTAGATAATCTTAATCAAGATATTTTAAGTAATTTAGATACTTATTTATTAAATCAAACTGCAATCACAATTGAACGATTAGAGAGTCTTGAAAAAGAGATAAATGAGTCTAGTAAGATAACTGATGAAGATGGTAAAGTAAAAGATAAGTTAGATGTTAAAACTATTATAAATCTAAAGTCTGTTAGGGATATGTACTCTAAAGACTTTTTTAGATGTTGTAATGAATTGTCATTATCACCACAAGCAAGAGCAAAAATATCAATCAATGCGACTCCAACAAAGAAGAAAACTTTGATGGATATATTGAATGAAGATGATGACAATGAAGAACAATAATATAGAACTTCATCCAAGTTATATTTATGCTAAAAAGATAGTTGATGGAACATTACAACCACCACCATTGTATTATGAATTAAATGGTGAAAAACAATTTATATCGCCAAAGTATGTTAAAAAACAATGTAAGATATTTTTAGATATTGCAGATAATAAATCTAGCAAATATATAATTGATATTAGCAGATTGAAAAGAATAGATAAAATATTAAAAATATTAGTAATGGCAAAAGGTATAAAAAGAGGTCGAAAAATATATGAAGCATTGGCAGGATATCAATGGCTTATTATAGTTGCTAGTCTTTGTACTGTGTATAGAGATAATAAAAATAAAAGAAGATATGAAACAATAATACTAGAGATATGCAGAAAGAATGGTAAAACATTTATAGTTGCACTTGTAATATTATTGTTATTTTACCTTGAACCAAAATATTCTCAATTCTATTCAGTTGCACCTGATGGAGCATTGGCTAAAGAAATTAAAAAAGCACTAGAACCATTAATCAAAGCAAATACAAGTGTCTTTGAAGAGGGTGAATTTAAAATATTAAGAGATTGTATCAGACATAGTTTAACTGAAACAATTTATACACCTTTAAATTATTCAAAAGATAGAATGGATGGTAAAGAACCAAATGTATTTGTTGCAGATGAGGTTGGTGCATTACCAACAGATTATGCCATTGAAGCGATGAGGTCAGGACAATTATTGGTATTTAATAAATTAGGTTTTATTATTTCAACTAAATATCCTACAGTAGATAATCCAATGGAAACTGAAACAACTTATGCCAAAAAAGTATTGGATGATATAATCGATGATGAAAAAGTATTTGCATTGTTGTTTGAACCTAATGAAACTAAAAATTGGACTAATGATGATAATATTATTTTACAATCAAATCCATTAGCAATTGAAGTTGAAGCAGTATTTAGGGATTTATTAGATAAAAGAACTAAAGCAATTGAAATGGAAAGTAAGAGAGAAAACTTTCTTACAAAACATTGTAATATTATTTATCAAGGTGCAGGAACTGAAAGTTTTGTAGATGTAACAGAAGTACAAAAATGCAAAGTTGATAAAATTGATTGGTCAGGTAAAGAAGTATATATTGGTGTTGACCTTGCTATGACTAATGATAACTGTGCAGTAGCAATGACAAGTAATGATGATGATGTAATATTAGCAGAAGCAATATCATTTATTCCAGAGGGAAGAATAGAAGAAAAAAATCAATTTGAAAAAGTTAATTATTATGATTTTATTAATGCTATGAAATGCATCGCTTGTGGTGATAAAACAGTTGATTATAAAGTTATTGAAGATTTTGTGTTTGCAATAGAAGAAAAATATGATGTTGTTGTTATGGCTATAGGATATGATAGATATAATGCATTATCATCTGCTCAAAAATGGGATGAAAAATATCAGACAGTTCAAATAAGACAACACTCTGATACATTACATCCACCTACAAAATTATTGTATGAAAAAATAATGGATGGTAAGTTTAGATATGAAGATAATAAATTACTTGAAATTAATTTTCAAAATGCAAGATGTGTTTTTGATACAAATATGAATAGATATGTTAATAAAAAGAAATCAAATGGAAAAATAGATATGGTTGTAGCACTTATAAATAGTATTTATTTATTGCAACAAGAAGTATTTCTTGAAAATGGAAACTTTTTTGTTCAAGTTGCTTAACTTTCACATTTTTCACACTCATATTATGTTATAATGTAAATGTGAGATAATGAAATAAAATGAAACAGGCAGAAATGTCTGTTTTTACTTTTGAAAGAAAAGAGGTGAAAACATGTCAATCATAGATTTAATATTTAAAAGAGATGAACAAAGTGCAGAGTCAACATCAAATGAAACAACTGAACAAACAACAGATACACCTCAAGATTTACTTTTAAAAAGTTTATTAAGAGGTGAAAAAATAACAAGAGATAAGGCACTTTCAGTTCCTGCAGTATCAAGTGCAGTTGATAGAATATCAAACTTGATTGCAATGTTACCTATTCGAATGTATAAATATGTTACAGATGATAAAGGTAATAGAAAAATTGAAGAAGTTCTTGATGATAATAGATTATATATATTAAATCAAGATACAGGTGATTTACTTGACCCATTTCAATTAAAAAAATCAATTGTAAATGATTACCTTACCAATAAAGGTGCTTATGTTTATATTGAAAAATATAGAAATGAGTTTAAAGCATTAAAATATGTTGAACCTAGTTATGTATCACCACAAACAAATTATGACCCAATTTTTAAAGATGCAAAATACAATGTCTATGGTAAAGATTATGAATTGTATAATTTTATTACAGTTTTAAGAAATACCAAAGATGGAGTTAAAGGAATAAGTGCTATTGATGAAATATCAAAATCAATAGAAACTGCTTTTACAACTATTCTTTATGAATTAGGATTAGTTAAAAAGGGTGGAGCAAAAAAAGGTTTTCTTACTGCTACTAAAAAACTAGGCAAAGAAGAAATAAAAGCCTTAAAAGATGCATGGAATAAATATTATGGAAATAATAGTGAAGATAATGTAATCATTTTAAATGATGGTTTGGATTTTAAAGAGGGTGCAAATTCCTCTGTGGAATTACAAATTAATGAAAGAAAAAAGACATTAAAAGATGATATAAACGATGTATTTCATATTTATTCAGATTATAATAATACAATTAAAGATAGTGTTATGCCAATTATTAGTGCAATTGAATATGCATTAAATAAGAATTTCTTGTTAGAGTCAGAAAAAGGACTCTTTTATTTTGCATTTGATACAAAGAAAATAACAAGAGGTTCATTGAAAGAAAGATATGAAGCATATAAGATTGCATCTGATACAGGTTGGATGACAAAGAATGAAATAAGAGATGCAGAAGATTATTATTCAATTGATGGACTAGATGTTGTAAGTATGAACCTTGCTAATGTCTTATATGATATTGACACAGGTAAATATTACACACCAAATACAGGTTCAGTAATGAATATGAACGATGGAGGAGGTGAAAAAAATGAAAATAGAAGTAAGAAACGACAAAGTCATAATTGATGGCTATGTAAATGCAGTTGATAGATTTTCTAAAATTCTATATGACAAGAAAGGTCAATTTATAGAGAAAATATTACCAACAGTATTTAGGAGGGCACTTGAAAAAAATCCATCTGTAAAAGTTTTATTAGACCATGATTACGATAAAGAATTAGCAAATACCAAAAATGGTACTGCAGAACTTTACGAGGATAATATTGGTTTAAGAGCCATTGTTGAAATAACTGACTCTGATGTTATTGAAAAAGCGAAAAAGAAAAAATTAAGAGGATGGTCTTTTGGCTTTTCTTGTAATAAAGATGAAGAGGTTATCAATAAAAATGGTTTAAGAGAAAGAAGTGTAAGAGATATAGATTTATTTGAAGTATCTATTATAGATGATAAAAAAATACCTGCTTACATAGGAACATCTATTGAATTAAGAGGTGATGATGCAACTGTTATTGAATATCGTAGTGAAGATTTTGAAGATAATTCTTACACAGTAGGTGAAGATAATGGTGAAGAGTCAACACCAAATTTTAGTGATATGACTGCATCACAAAAAAGAGAAGTGTTAGGTAGTACATATAAAACACTATTCAAAGATGGATGGTTAGAAGATTACGATGGTGAATTTGTTTATGGAACAATTGACAATGGTAGTCAACTATATAAGATGCCTTATTCAATAACCGATGGAACTGTTACTATTGATAGTACAAATCAAGTTAAAGTAGTTCGTGGAGGTTATAAAGAAATAAGAGCAGATGAGAGAGTGCCTGAACAACCACAAAATGTGGGTGTTGAAAAAATAAATTACTCAAAATATGAGAATATTCTAAATGAAGTAAAAGGAGGAAAAGAAAGATGAAAAGTTTAGAAGAACAAAAAAATGAAAAAGTAACTCAAATGGATAAGTTACTAAATGATGTAAAGGCAGAAGAAAGAGCATTTACAGAAGATGAAGAAAAACTATTTAATCAATTAAAAGATGAAATAGATGCCATAAATAAAACTATGGAGGCTTTTGAACAAAGCAGAGAATTAGTAGATGATACTAAAAAAGAAGAAGATAAGAAAAAGGAGGAAGATAATATGTCTGAAGAAGAAAGAGCAGTAAAAATCGAAACTAGAGATATTAAAGATTTCGCAAATTTCATTAGAAACAATGTTTTAAGTGAAAATAGAGATGATACAGGTTCATCTTTTAGTCAAGGTGATAATGGTGTAATTGTACCAACTACAATTGCAAATAAAATCATAATGACTGCTTATAATATGTCACCAATATTAGAAAAAGCAACTAAATACAATATTAAAGGTAATTTTGATATTCCTGTATATGGTGCAAATAATGGTGAAGATATAACAGTTGGTTATGGTGAAGATTTCACAGAATTAGTAGAAAAAGCAGGTAAATTTACATCTGTATCATTAAAAGATTATTTAATAGGAGCATTAGCAAAAATTGGTAATAAATTAGTTAATAATACTGACTTTGATTTAGTTAATATTGTAATTAATATAATTGCAGAATATGTTAAATTATTCCTTGAAAATGAAGCATTAAATGGTACTGATAATAAAATTCAAGGTTGTAGAGATATACCTGCTAAACAAACTGTTACAAGTGCAGTTGCAGGTGTAATATCTTATGATGACCTTGTTAAAGTTAAAAATAAAGTTATCCAATCTTTCAGAAAAGGTTCTATTTGGGTTGTTAGTCAAGAAACACAAAATATCCTTGAAACAATGAAAGATGGTGACGAAAGACCATTATTTGTTGCAGACCCAACAGGTGAATTTGATGGAAAGATATTAGGTTATCCTGTATATGTTTCAGATGCAATGGTTGACATTAAAGCAGGTAGTTCACCAATTATCTTTGGTAACTTTAGCGGTTTAGCATTTAAAACAACTAAAGAATTAGAAATTCAAGTTTTAAAAGAAAAATATGCTACTCAACATGCTACAGGTGTAGTTGCTTGGTTAGAAGCAGATATTAGAGTAGAACATCTTCAAAAATTATCTAAATTAACTATTAAATCTGCTTAATAAGAGGTAAACAATGTATTTAGTATTAAAAGGATTTGCTAATAATACTATTTCTGCATCAAAGGGAAAGACTATTGAAATAAAAGATAAAAAATTAGCCTCTTCTCTTTTAGAAGCAGGATATATTGCTACTTATTCAGAAAAAGAAATATCTAATAAAGAAGCAAAAGAAACAATTTCAAAACTTCAAAGCCAACTTGCAGAAAAAGATGTTGAAATCCAATCTTTAAAAGATAAAATTACTGAATTAGAAGCAGAATTAAATAATGTATCAGATGAAGTTACAGATGATAACGATACTGATGATAAAGAAAAGGAAAAAGATAGTAATTTAGATGAAAATAAAGACTTAACACCAAATGAAGATGAAAAAGAAAATGGTGAAGAGTCAAAAACTGATGATGAAAACATGGATGATAAAAAATCATCAAGAAAATAAGAGTAAGTAATTCAATTGTTCAGGCAAACTCCTAACCGAAAGGAGGAATAGTTATGATTACTAAAGTAAGTGATATCACAGTAAGTGATATTCAAAATTATTTAAGAATATCTGAACTAACAGAAGCAGATGAAAAATATTTAGAAACAATTAAAAATGTTGCTATTGACTTTATAAAAAATAATACAGGAGTAGATGATGATACAATCGACCAATATGCCGATTTTATTATTGTTGTTTATGTATTATGTCAAGATATGTATGATACAAGGTCATACTATGTTGATGGAAATAATGTCAATAAAGTAGTTCAAACTATATTAGATATGCATTCAAGGAATTTATTATGAGTAATACTGTTAAAAATGCAGGTAAATATGATAAACTTATTGGAATTTATTCAGTTATTAATGTTAAAGATGCAGATGGCTTTGAAAAGCCAACAGAAACTTTGATATTAAGCACTTATGCTAATGTAAAAACTACAAAAGGATATACTTTAATTCAAAATGATACCGATTTTGAAAAAGCATATACTAATTTTACTATTAGATACCCTGCAAAAACTGAAATAACAAGAGATATGTTTATTAAATACAATAATAAAAAATATACCATTGAATACTTAAATAATATAAATGAGGACTCTATTGAATTAGAAATTCAAGCGAAAGTAGTTGTTAAGTAATGGCACACTTTAATTCAGAGATACCTAACGATTTAATTAAATCATTTGAGGAATTGGCAGTAGCAACTCCAAAAATGATGGGTGAAATGACCAAAGCAGGTGCAGAAACAGTTAAAAGGACTGTTCAAAACAATTTGTCAAAGGCATTCAAATCTACTGATAGATTAAGTAAGTGCTTATTTGTTTCAAAAACATATAGAACACCATCTGATGACAGTATTAATAACAAAGTTATGATATATGGCTATTTAGATGCACAAAAAAAACATCCTGCACCATTAGTTGCAATGGCAAGAGAATATGGAACGAGTAGAGGTGAGGCAAAAAAGCCTTTCTTTAGAAAATCGTTTAAAAAACAGGAAATTGAAAATGCGATGAAACAAATACAAGAAAAATACTTACCAAAGGAGTAGTTATGAATAGAGAAATAGAACAATTATTTAATGATTTTAATGTTGATGGTGTAGATATACCTATAGCATTTATTCGATATAGAGGTGACTTAAAAACATTTATTACCTATCACGAGATAGATAATCAACCAAGAGTAGAAGCAGACAATAAACCAATTTATAGTGTTTCTGAATTTGATTTTGATATCTATACTGATGGTAATTATCTAAATATTGTTTCAGAAGTTAAAAAGATATTAATAAATAATGATTATGTTTGGATTGAGGATAGTCCTGATATGTTCGAAGAAGATACAAGACTATACCATAAGACAATAACATTTGCTAAAGAGAGGAGTGTAATATAATGGCAAGAATTGGCTTAAAGAATTTTAGATATTCATTATTAGACAATAATGAGGAAGTAATTGAACCTAAATCACTAGGTAAGGCTATTGATTGTAAAGTATCATTAGAATTAAATAGTGCAGAATTATATGCAGATGATGCATTGGCAGAAAGTGATTATACTTTTAATAAAGGTACAGTTACTATAACTGTTGATGATGATGATGACACAGTTCTAGCACCACTATTAGGACATACTATTAGTGAAGAGGGTGAAATCGTTAGAAAAGATACTGATGTAGCACCATATATCGCATTTGGTAGAATATTAACTAAAGTGGTAAGTGGTACTTATAAATACAAAGTTGAATTTTTATCAAAAGTAAAATTCAAAGACACAATGCCTGATGAAGCAACAAAAGGTGAGTCTGTTGAGTTTACTACTGTATCTATTGAGGGTTCAGTAATGAGAAAATCTAATGGAGAATGGTCAAAATCTAAAACATTTACTACTTATGCAGAAGCAAGTACATATTTAGATAGTCTATTGACTGCTAGTGCATAATGAAGTGCAAAGTTATAAAAAGATTTAATGATAAAAATACAAAAGAATTTTATAAGTTAAATCAAGTTATAGAAGTATCAGAAGAAAGATACAAAGAAATAAAACAATTTGTAAATCTTTTCGAAGAAACAGTGAAAAAATCTGATAGAAGAAAGGGTAAAGAACTAGAAGAAAATGTCTAGTATCTTTACCCTTTTTTTAATTATATAGGAGGGAATTAAGATGAAAGAAAAGGAAACAGTTTTTACAGTTAATGGAAAGGAATATAAAGCAATATTTAACTTAAATGTTATGCAATCAATTCAGATTGAATATGGCACATTCCAAAAATGGGGTGAGTTGACCGATGGCTTTGTTTACGATGAAGATGGAAATAGAATTGTCAAATTAGATGAGAAAGGAAAACCAATCACACAAGAAGTTAAAGATGCAAATGGTAATGTTGTAAAACAAGATGTATATGAAACAAGAGAAGTTGATATCAAGGCTTTAATATTTGGTATTAAAGAAATGATAAATGAAGCAATTGATATTGATAATGAAACTGCAACAGAAAAACAACCTTTATTAACAGAAAAACAAGTAGGTAGATTAATAACTGCAATGGGTATAGCAAATGCCACAAATCAATTAAATCAAACAGTTATTGACTCTACACAGGATGAAAACTCAAAAAACGAATAATCCACGAGGAAGATGATAATACACCAATAGATTTCTCGTGGTTTTTGTTTATAGGACATAACAAATTAGGTTATTCAGAAAAAGAAATTTTTAGAATGACAATTAAGAAGTTTAATCGCCAATGGGAACTTTATAAGTTCTATCACGATTTGGAAAAGAAAACTACTTATGATGAAGTTGCTAAAGAGCAACATAAAGATGATGAATGGCTAGATTAGGAGGTGAAATCTATGGCAAGTTCATTTGGTGGTACAGTAAAATTATCAGGTGAAAGTGAGTATGTTAAAGCATTAAGAAACATTAATAGTAATTTAAGAGCAGTTAGTAGTGAATTAAAATTAGCTTCAACTGAATTTAATAATAATGGTCAAAAAATAGGTGATTTAAGAAATCAAAATGAAGCATTAAATAAAAAATTAAAAGAAGAACAAAATGTTGTTAAAGTATGTGTCGATGCCATTAAGAATTTTACTGAACAACAAACAAAAAATAAAACTGAAATAGATAAACTTAAAAATTCATTAGATAGTGAGAAACAAGCATTAGAAAAGATGAAAAATAGCACTACTGCATCAAGTTCTGAAATATCAAAACAAGAAAAAGTAGTAGCAGAACTTGAAAAGGAGTTATCTAAAGCAGAAAGTACCTATGATAGTAATAATAAAAAGATTAATGATTACAAAATCAAAATGAATAATGCTAAATCTGAATGTAGTGATTTATCAAAGAAAATAGGTGATAATAATTCAATATTAGATAAAGCAGGTAAAAGTTTTGATAGTGATGCTAAATCTATAAAAGACTTTGCTAAAGAAGAAGAAAATGCAGGTCAAAAAACCTTAACATTAGGTGATTTGATTAAAGGAAACTTAATTAGTGAGGGTATTATTGCAGGTATTAAAGGATTAGCAGGTGCAATGAAATCTGTTGGGTCTGCAATGTTAGATATAGGAAAAGATGCAGTTGCAGGTTTTGGTGAGTTCGAACAATTAGAGGGTGGTGTTAAAAAATTATTTGGTGATGATGTTGCTAATACAGTTATAGCAAATGCCAATAATGCATTCTCTACTGCAGGTATGAGTGCTAATGAATATATGGAAACAGTTACAGGATTTAGTAAAAGTATGATTGTTTCTTTAAATGGCGACACTCAAAAGGCAGCGAAATTATCAGACCAAGCACTTCGAGATATGTCTGATAATGCAAATACATTCGGTACTGATATGCAATCAATTCAAAATGCATATAGTGGTTTTGCAAAAGGTCAATTTAATATGCTTGATAATCTAAAATTGGGATATGGAGGCACTAAGACCGAAATGGAACGATTACTTAAGGATGCCGAGAAATTGACAGGAAAGAAATATGATGTTTCTAACTTTGCAGATATCACAGAAGCAATCCATGAAATCCAAGTAGCAAGTAATATTGCAGGAACTACACAAGCAGAAGCAATGGGAACAATTGAGGGTTCTATTAAAGCAACAAAATCTGCATGGAGTAACTTAATAACAGGTTTAGCAACAGATGGTGCAGATTTAAGCCAATTGGTAATGAATTTATTCTCATCTCTTGTAGGCGATGGTGATGGCAATGGTGGAGTTGTTAATAATGTATTAAAAGCAGTTGATAGAGTTGTAGATGCAGTATTTGAAGCATTGCCTATGATATTAGATGGTATTTCAGAGCAATTACCTGCATTTTTAGAGTCAGGAAGTAAGATTATTACTAAATTAGTAGATGGTTTAACTACTAATATGCCTATGATAATGAGTGCAGTAATGGAAATAATTAATATGTTAGTATCTACTATCATACAAAATCTTCCACAAATAATGCAAATGGGTATTCAATTAATAGTTTCATTAGTTCAAGGTATAGCAGAGCAATTACCAACATTAATTCCACAAATGATTGATGCATTAGTGCTTATGGTAACTACATTACTAGATAATATTGATTTAATTATTGATGCAGGTATTCAATTAATATTAGGATTAGCAGATGGTTTAATAAATGCCTTACCTGATTTAATTGATAAAATACCTGAAATAATTGATAAATTAATTATGGCAATTACTGATAATTTACCAAAAATAATTGAAGCAGGTATTACCTTAACTGTTAAATTAGCATTAGGTTTGGTACAAGCAATACCTCAACTTGTTGCAAAAATACCTCAAATAATAGGTTCTTTAGTTAAAGGAATAGGAAATTACTTTGGAAAAATGTTGAGTGTAGGTAAAGAATTACTAGGAAAAGTCAAAGATGGTATTGTTAGTGGAATAAGTGGAATGGCTAATGTAGGTAAAGATTTGGTTAAAGGATTATGGAATGGTATTAAGAATGCTAAAGATTGGGTAATGGATAAGATAAAAGGCTTTGGTAGTTCAATAGTTAAAGGTATAAAAGGAATATTTGGTATTCACTCACCATCAACAGTATTTAGAGATGAAATTGGTAGTAATCTTGCAAAAGGTATTGGTGTTGGTTTTACATCTGAAATGAAAGATGTTAATAGTATGATACAAAATTCATTACCAACAGACTTTGATTTAGATACTAAAGTTAATTTGAATAGCATCGGCACTAATGGTTTATCATTAGGTGCAGGTGCAAATAATCCTGTTAGTAGTGTTGAAAATAATACATTCAATATTTATTCACCAAAAGACTCACCTAGTGAGTATGCTAGAAGAATAAGACAAGAGATACAATATCAAAAGATGGTAGGATAGGAGGAATAGAAAATGGCTAAAAGAATAGTATGTATGTCATATTTAGGTGAAAAAATAACCTTTGATTATAAATTTCCATTCTTCCTTGAAAGTGTCGATGGATTACATGAAGTATTAGGTGTAGTTGCAGGTATGAAAAGTGCTTATGCAATTGGTGAAAGTTATGTAGGAACATCAATTGAAAAGCGAAATATTGTTATAAAAGGTGCTATTAGAAATGATATTATTGCTAATAGACAAAAGTTGTATCGTGTTTTCCCTTTAAAATCCACAGGAACATTATATTACTATGAGGGTGATTTAAAGAGAAAGATAAATTATAAAGTAGAGAGTATTAGAGTCAATGAAAAAGGATTGCATAGACATTTTCAAATATCTTTGATATGTCAAAATCCATATTTTACTGATTTAGAACCAACTATAATGCAGATGGCAACATGGTCACCTGCATTTAAGTTTGCATTAAGGATACCTCGTGATAGTGGTATTGTATTTGGTAGAAAAAATACTACTTCAATGGCTACTATTCAAAATGATACAAATATTGAGTTTGGTATGACAATAACATTTACTGCAAATGATACAGTTGAAAATCCATCATTATTTAATGTAGATACTAGGGAAGAAATGAAAATTGAAAAAACTATGTCTGCAGGTGACAAGATTATAGTAAGTACATATAGGCAAAATAAAAATATAGTTTATATTCCTATAAGTACAGGGATAGAAGAAAATATAAATAATTTAATGGTATATGGTAGCAAATTCTTACAAGTTCATCATGGAAGTAATACTTTTAGATATAATGCCGATACAGGTGTTGATAATCTAGAAGCAGTAATTGAGTATTCAAATGAATATGAGGCAGTATAATGATTGAAGAATTTGAAATATATGTATATAACAAAAGTGTCGAACTCATCGGAATAATTGATTTTTTTAAGTCTTTAAGATGGCGAAGAAAATACTTTGAAGCAGGTGAGTTCGAACTTCATATCCCATTAAATGAAAATACTTATAAATTTCTACAAAAAGATAATTTAATAATAAGAAGTGATGCAGTAGAAGTTGGAATTGTTGAAAGTTATACCATCAACGATGCAGGTGAAGCAGGTGTTGAAGTTATAATTTATGGTAGGTTTTTATCTAGTATATTAGAAAGAAGAATAATAAAAAATAAAATTAATCACAATGGTACATATTTAGCAGGTGAAAGGAAAATATTGAATGCAATGACTCCTTTTTCTCGTTTAGAAATCAAAAATACCGATATTAGTTCAGATAATGTTATTTTTCAAGTAAGTTATAAGAATGTATATGAATATTTGGTTAGTTTAGCCAAGTTATCAACAATTGCACATAGAATATCAATTGATATTCCAAATAAAAAGTATATTTATGAAAATTATCAAGGTAAAGATAGGACTGAAACACAATCAGTTAATCCTAGATATGAATTTAGTGAAGATAAATCAAATATAGAAGTAGCCAATTACACTTATAGTGCTAAAACTGAAAAGAATTATGCATTAATAGGTGGTCAAGGTGAATATGATGCAAGAATAATGGCAGAAGTAACAAGTGGAACTTATACCGACCTAGATTTAAGAGAGGTATTTGTAGATGCTAAATCTGAAAATCAAGGTGATTTAACACTTGCACAATACAAAGAAGTATTAAAAACTAAAGGTAATGAGAATTTAGTAGAACAAACTATAACTCTAGAGGTAACAGTATATGCCGATGACTATAAAAAATTATGGGATTTAGGTGATATTGTTAATATCAACAAAGAGTCATGGGGAATAACACTAAAAAGAAGAATTACTGAAATAGAAGAAACTATTGAAAATAATAATCAAAAAATATATGTCACATTTGGAATACCATTTGTTGATAATATAGATATTAATTCTTAAAGGAGGATGATGATATGGAAAAGTTTAGTTTTTTTAATGATGTTGATGGCGATAGAGTCTATTATGCAGAAGATTTTGCAAGACATTTAGCCACATATTTTACTAATGGTATATTTAATAATGGTTGCCAAGTATTAGCAGATAATGATAATATGTCTGTTAATGTAAGTATAGGTTCTGCAAATATAAATGGTTACAGATATGATAATGATGCAATTAAAACACTAATAGTAGATAATGCCGATGGTGTTTTAAATCGTATTGATAATGTTGTTATTAGATGGAATTTAACTGAAAGGACTATAACTGCAATGGTAGTTAAAGGAGCATTTGCAGAAAATCCTATTGCTCCTGATTTAGTTAGAACATCGACTACATATGATTTAAGAATTGCAAAAATTAGTGTTCCTGCAGGAACTACTGAAATAACTCAAAATTTAGTTACTGATACGAGGTTTATAACAAGTGATTGTGGTAATGTTATATCTACAGTACAAACGCCTGATACAGAACAATTATTTATTCAAATTCAAGCAATATTTGATAATACAATTGATACAATGACAGGTGACTTTGATACATGGTTCGAACATGTAAAAGGTCAACTATCTACAGATGTAGCAGGTCATTTACAAAATGAAATAGATGCTATTACACCTAATGTTGACCAATTATTAGATGATGTCGCAGAAATTCAAACTAATATATTAGATTTTGAATTATCAAGGACAATAGAATAGGAGGAATAATCTATGAGTAAAAATATATATAGAGTAAAAAATGGTAATGGAATAGAAAGTAGTTCAATCTATTATCAAGATGAACCTTTAAATGAAGTTTTAAATAGGCAAAATGCAGGTTTTCATAATTCAATATATAGAGGTAAAGATATTACTGATTTGTTTTATGATGGTACATTATCTACTCAAATAGCCAATGGTACATTTGATGATATATTTATTGGTGATTATATTATAGGTAGAAATAGTGGTAGAAAGTATTTAGTGGCAGATATTAATTATAGACTTCATTGTGGCGATACTGAATGTACTACTCCACATGTTTTAATGATACCTGAAAAGACAATGGGTAATGAAAAAATGAATGACTCTAATGTTACTACAGGTGCTTATATTGGTAGTAAGATGTACACCACATATTTAAATACATATAGAAATATAATTAAAAATGATTTTGGAACTAATCATATATTAAGCCATAGAAATCACTTGCAAAATGCAGTTACAAATAATTATGAAAGTGGTGGAACATGGTATGACTCTACAATTGAATTAATGAATGAATTAATGGTTTATGGTGCTAATATATTTCATAATGCTCTACATGGTACAAATATGCCGAATGCTTATGAAATAGATAAATCACAATTAGCATTATTTAGATTAGATAAAAGTAAAATAGTAGCATTTAATGATAGTAATGCTAGACAATGGTCTTGGTTGAGAAGTGTGGCTTCTAATGCTTGGTTCTGCGGTGTCAGCACCAATGGTTCTAGTCACTACACCAATGCTTCCGGCTCTGGTGGTGTTCGCCCCTGCTTTTTAATCTATTAATCTGCAATCACACCCCTTTATGGGGTGGCAGATTATAGATTAAATTAATATCAATTTTCTGTGATGAATTGACATAAAAATAATAAACAGGTAGAATATAATAGGGAGTTGATAGATATTGAGTGTGTTGAAAAGAAAAAGAAACATTTCAAAGATGGAGTTCTATCATAATGCTATAAAGTTAAGATTGATGATGACTGAATTTCTTTTGAAAGATTTTGGAATAAAGTCAAGAAGAAGAAATTTGGAATTTGCTCAAGAAGTATATGATATTGATGAAGAAGATATTGAACAAATAGAAGATATTCTTTCTGCATACGATATCAAAAATAGTTTCATTGATAATTTTCCATCGTGGCTAATTGATAAAGAACGAGATTATTTCATGGATTTATTGAGGAATATGATGAAAAATATTTGTTCTGCAAATACAATTCATATAACTAATAAAGAAGAATACTATTTGCGAAGAAATTATCAGACACAAGCAATCATTGATTGTGAAAATCTTCTTCAAGAAATGCAATATATCATATATGTATGTCATCCAAATGTAGAAAAATACATGAGATATGTTGATATGATTGAAAAAGAGATTGTGTTATTAAAAGGTTGGCGAAAATCTGATAATAGAATAATAAAAGAAATAGATAAAAAAGAAGAAAATTAAGGGTAAGGTTTGTTCAAAATTATTATGGGCTATGCTTGGTTCTGCAATGTCAACAACAATGGTAATAGTAACTACAACAATGCTTCCAACTCTGGTGGTGTTCGCCCCTGATTTTAACTTGCACAATGATTAGGTTAAGTACCGTTGCAAGAATTAAAAGGAAACTTTATCCTGTCCGAGAGGCAAATAGATATTTTGATACTCTTTGATAAGTCAATTAGAGTTAGGAACAAAATATGATTGATAAGATTAGTAATGCCAATGTTTTAGTTGATAGTTTCTATAAAACAAGAAAAAATAGTATATGGAAAAATAGTGTTCAACAATATGAAGCCAATTTACTTAAAAATATAAGAAAAACACAAATAGAGTTAAGAAATAAAACCTATAAGCAAGGTGCATTTGATAACTTCTTTTTGTGTGAAAGAGGTAAAGAGAGATATGTTCGCTCCATTAGTTTCTATGATAGAGTTGTACAAAGAGCATTATGCGACCAATTGACTCCCATAGTTACACCATATCTAACTTATGATAATGGTGCAAGTATAAAGAATAAAGGTATTGATTTTGCTCGTAAGAGAGTTGAAACTCACTTACATAAATATTATAGAAAGTATGGAAATCGTGGATATGCACTCATTATCGATTTTAGCAAGTTTTATGATAATATTTTGCATAGGCCATTAATGGATATGTATAAAGAAATCATTGATGATGAGGATATATTAAAATTAATTGCTCATCTTATAGATAGTTTTTCAATTGATGTATCAAATTATGATGCAACAGAAAAAGACTTATTTGACTCTTTGACTTATGCCAAAAAAGCAGGTGCTAGGACAGGTGAAAGATATATTCATAAGTCATTAGGTATAGGTAGCCAAATATCGCAAATTTCAGGCATTTATTATCCAACTAGGATGGATAATTATTGTAAAATAGTTAAAAGAATGAAATATTATGGAAGATATATGGATGATACCTATATTTTAAGCAATAATAAAGAGGAATTAAAGCAATTATTAGAAGATATTATTGTTATATGTGATAAATTAGGTATATTTATCAATAAAAAGAAAACACAAATATTTAGAATAGATAAAGGTTTTACTTTTTTAAAGATAAAATATCGTTTAACTGATACAGGACATCTTGTTAGAATACCTGTAAAGAGCAATATAGTTAGAGAAAGAAGAAAATTAAAGAGTTTTAAGAAAATGTTAGATAATAATGAGATGACATTTAATGAAATAGAAGAGCAATACAAATCATGGCGAGGAAATATTGCTAAATATGACTGTCATAGAACATTATTAAATATGGATAAATTATTCAATGATTTATTTCTTAATAATTCACAAAACTCACACTAAAATCGTGTTATAATGTATATAGATAATAAGGCAACAAAACGAAGTTGTCTTTTTTTATGCTAGAGGGAGGATAAAGATGGAAAAAGGTTTTGAGAGGGAAGTTTTAGATAGACTTACTAAAATTGAAACAAAATTAGATGATTACAATACCATGAAAGAAAAAACTGATGATGCCCATAATTTATCTATTCAGAATGAAAGGGATATTGATGAAATAAAAGACAAAATCAAATGGTTATCAAGGACTATTGTAGGTGCAATTATTGCAGGAATTGTAGGTTTAATATTTGCATTAATACAAATAAGTCCTAAATAAATAGAAAAGAGGTGGTAGTATGAGTAATAAAACTTATGATACTTTAAAGAAAATAGCAATGTATGTATTACCTGCAATCGCTACATTTGTAATAACTGTATTTAAGATATGGAATATACCTTATGGCGAAGAGATAGGTGCTACTATTACTGCTATTGATACTGCTTTAGGTGTAATACTAGGTATATCTAGTGCAAATTATAGTAAGAAAGAGAACAAATAGTTCTCTTTTTTATATATATTTTTCTTCAAAAGGAGGGATAAAGATGGAAGAAAAGGAAACAAATGTTACAGAAGAAGTAACAGAAGAACAAGAAGTACAAACAGTATTCAATACTGATGGAATTGATGCATTAGTAGAGGGTGATGATTGTACAGTTGAAAACAAAGAGGAGGTGGAAGAAGATGCAAATGAGAACAAGTAAGCCTAGTGGCAATAAGTTCTATATTACTAAATCTAGAGGTGGTTATTCAACTTGTATTCAAGGATATCCAACAGATGCAAATGCAAATGTACTTGCTAACTGTGTAGGGTATGCTTGTGGTAGATTTAATGAAATAATTGGAAGCATGAAATATCCTGCTCTAAATTGTAATGCAGAAAACTTTATCGAAAGAGCAAAAAGTTTAGGATTACAAGTTGTATCATATCCAACTTTAGGTGGTATTATGGTATGGCAAAAAGGAAATACCTTAAATGGCTCTGATGGTGCAGGACATGTTGCAGTAGTAGAAAGAATTGATAGTGCTAATCAAATCTATACATCTGAAAGTGGATATAGTTCTAGTGCATTTTGGAATAGTATAAGAACAAATTCAAATGGAAGATGGGGATTAAGTAGTGGTTATAAATTCAGAGGTTGTATTGTTAACCCTGCTATTGGTGATGTTCATGCAGGAACACCTAGTCAAAATGACCCATTTAAAGGTGTAAGCGATGAAGAACTTGCTAGAAGAGTATGGACAGGTGAATTTGGTAATGGCGATACTAGAAAGGCAAAATTAGGTTCTAGATATAATGCAGTTCAAGCATTAGTAGATAAAGGTGTTGGAAAACCTGCACCAAGTCAACCATCAACACCTAGCACACCATCACAACCATCTGATGACCTTTTAACATTAGTTAAAAAGACTATTAGAGGTGATTTCGGTAATGGTGATGCTCGTAGAAAAGCATTAGGTTCAAGATATGATGAAGTTCAAAATCAAGTAAATAAGAACTTAAATGCAGGTCTTACTAGATGGGATAATATTAAATTATTTTAATTAAAATTGGTAAGGATATTAATGTCCTTACCTCTTTTTTTATGTCTATTTAATAAAATAAAATACTTATAAAGTCTATTCAGTAACACACAAGTAGCACACAAATACCCTTTTTTTCCTTGAAATATAAAGGACATCAATTTAGTAAACGATA